TCACTAACCGATTTATTCCAGGCTTTTTTCATCCACTTCTTACCGACCATATCTGAAGTTCCATACTCTTGATAGTAGCCATATCTGATAGATTCATCGTCTGTATTTTGAATACCAATAGTTATTTTTCTATTTGTACCTGATCCTGTTTTATCTCCTTTATCCAATGAGTCTTGTAAGTTTCCTGTATCCACTGGTACAGCTTCTTTTTGAGCTTTTAGTATGACATCTGCACCTTTTTCTAATGCATTATCAATTACCTCAGTTTTAAGTTTACGCTCTATTTCATCAAGTTTATCTATTAACTCACTAAAATCTATTTCAAATCCCACACTAATTGACCTCCTCTACAGCCAATTCTAAATACATATGGTCTTCAAATTCATGAACATGTTTAATCTCATATTGTTTATCTTTATATATAAGATACATAGACTCATCGATATCCCTTTTTCTAACTATAAATTTATAAGTAACTTTAGTATTATCTGCATTAGCTCTCATATAGTCTTTAGTTGATACAGTTTTCTTTTTTGCTCTTAATCCTTTTATTATGATAATATCTTTCATTTCTTCTACACCATGGTTTTTATCATAAACTAATTCTTTTTTTATTATAGTTACCTTATCTCTTAATTCCGATGGATTCATCATATCCAATTCTCCTTTTTCATAGTAAGAATTGATTTTAGTGTAAAGTTTATATCACTATTACTATCAATATAAACTTGTCTTTGTTCATAAAAATGACCTGCTAATAATAAAACTGCTAACCCTAAACTATAATTTTTTACACCATCAACTTCATTTCCAAAATCAATTTCTGATATACCTGTATAATCTTGTACATATTCTAATGCTGCAATACAGTATCCATTGATAATTTCATCGTCTGTATGAAAGTCCTCTTCTATATTTAAATGTTTTTTGACACTCACACAGTCAATTAAATAATTATCTATGGCACAAGTACCTTCAGAATTTATATGTAGTGCGCTATGAAAAATTCCATGCATACCTCTTTCTTGTCCATCACCTGTATTAGGCATGAAGTATTCCCCACATTTGCATTTAAACAAATTAATCACCACCTAATTAAAAGAAGGCAGATATTAATCCACCTTCCTACTTCTTTTTTTTCTAGTTTTTTTAACCGGTTCAGTTTTTGACACTGATACTTCTTCTAATGATATATTCTTTATTTGAAGTATCTTAGACACTGGGAGTATAATCTATTTCAACATTTACAACGGCTTTAGTATCTACTGATTTAACATCAAATCTTTCTACAATTCTTATTAAGGTAGCATTTTTTGTAAATCCTGCTTCTTTAGAAACTGCCATTTCGTAAGATTCTCTATCAAAGAAAGCTACTGCTTCAGATATATCCCCCACATAGAAAGTTAATTTACCTTCTGGAGATGCTAAATGTGCATTAGATAGTACAACTATTCTTTTACCTTTAAACTCTTTTGTCCCTGGAACTGTTAATGAATCTGTTAATAAAGGCCTTCTATTCCCATCAGTTAATTCATCTAGATAATCATATCCATCTTGATTTGTTATAATTATAGAATTAGCTGCAATTTCAGGATCTAAATGAACATTAAGAGCCTTTTGTATAGCTTTATATCCACCAGCTTCACCTGTTCCAGGCACTTTAGTGGCTGTAGCTAATATTTCTAATATCTTTTTATTTTCAGTTTTAACTGCATTCTTAGCAAATCTATGACCTATATAGTTTGTTAAGTTAGCTTTTTCATCTTGTAATAATGTGTTAGATATAGGTATTATATTTCCATAATCAGATAATTTCCATTGTACATTGCCGAATTTTATAGTTGATTGTCCTATTTCAGTCATTTCTTCAAAATTAATTAATTCATCGTTAGCATCAACTTCTAAAGGCATTGAACCTGATAGTGTACCAACTGGTATTACGTTACAGAATTGTTTTAAAGGTATTAATTTTCTCTTTAATTCTTCTATTTGAGTTCTTTGTTCCTTGGGTACTAAGTATCCACCATCTTCATCTGCTTTCTCAACTAATGCATTTTCAGCCTCAGTTAATTTTTTTCCCAACACGGCTTTATTAAATGCTACTATGTCACTAACTTTTTCTGTTCTATTCTCAAATTCTATCATATTATCTATTCCTTCCATTTTTTCTATTTCTAAATCTTGTAATAAATCAAATTTTGCTTGTAATTCTGCTATATCATTTTTCATAGCTTTAGCCTCTTCTAACTTTCCATCGTTGACTAATTTCTTAGCATTAGTTTTCATATTGTTTATTTGTCCTAATAATTCTCTTAATTCTTTATTCATAATTGCACCATCCTTAATTTATTTTCGAGCATAAAAAAAGAACTTAGATTAAATCTAGTTCTAGTAACAATTGCTCTTTTTCATTTTCAAATTTCAAATTTTTATTATTACTATTTGTCATGTCAATTAACTCTTTTGGTATATGTTTAAAGTTTTCAACACTATCTAAGTCAAATTTGGCTACCATTTGAGATTCTTCTATTATTTCATCTATAAAACCTAACTCTTTACATTGCGTTGAATCGAACCAAGTTTCTTCATCCATGTAATTTAGTATAGTTTCCATATCTAAACCTGTTTTATCTACATAAGTCTGAGCCAGTACATTATCTATTATCATTAAATCATTAGCTTGTTTATTAAAATCTTTAGCATTACCAACACAACCACACATAGCTCTATGTATCATAAAAAGACTATTTTTATACATCTTAACTTCATCACATGATAAGGCTATCTGAGTCGCTATACTGGCACATAATCCTTCGATAAAACAAACGGTAGTACCTTTTCTTGATTTTATTAAATTAGCTATTGTATTGCCTTCAAATACAGAACCTCCAGGCGAAGATATATGTAAATTAAGTAATTTACCTTCTATCTCATCAATCTCTGCTTTAAATTGTTTTGCTGAAACTTCATCAAACCAATCTCCTATTGCATCATATATATATAAGTCTGCACTATCTGTACTATTAACTATTTTAAATTTATTCATTTATAACACCTCCTTTCTCATACTGGTTACCAACTTCGGTTATAGGAATATAATTCCCATTGCACATTAGAATATCTCCACCTTCTTTAGTTGGCATATTCAATAACAATCTAGCTTCATTAGGTGTATAAATACCATTGTTTACATAACCACAAAGGGTATCTTTTTGTGTCTGACTATCTGCTCTTAATAAAGCTCCTTCATTAAACTTAAAATAATAACCTTGATTTATTTGTTCCCTACTAAGAAGTTTATAAGTAATCTCTTCTTCATACTGTTTCAGTATAAATTGCATCGTGTTAATAAGAAAACTTAATTGTTGTGACTCTGAATTACTGTAACTTGATTTATCATAGTTATTCAAGAAGTTTGGTTGGATCCCAAATGCTGATGCTATTTGAAGAGCATTATATTTTTTCAACTCAAAAAACTGACTATCTGTTAATTTAATATCCAACGGAGTTAATTTCATCCCATATGGTATTGGCATGACTTTCCCTGCATTATTTGCTCCCGAAGCATATTCATTTAGTTTTGACAAAAACTTTTGAATTTGTGCTTGAGACATTTCATCTGAAAATTGAAGTATAGCTTTACCTGTTAATCCAGTTTTATAAAGATTATTCATAAAGTTCTGGCTCTCTAAACCACCATCTATACTATTACGTAATATATCTTGTACTGCAATTCCTACAATACCATTAAAAGTATGACTGGTTTTAAAATGTAGTATATTATCTTGATGAAATATATACTCTTTACAAGTTTTTGGATCATTATAGATATAATAAATAGCATCTTTATTTCCAAAGTAGCCTTTATTATCAATCATTATTCTTACATGATCACTTTGCAGAATCCATAAATCTTTTAATTGAGTCCCCATCCAATTGCAATATACATATGCATTTCCAAAGTGATTTCGATTTCTTTCTACAGTTGACCAAAACATAGTTGGGTTTATGTAAGGATTAGGTCTTAATTTAATGATATTGTATGTATTATTCTTAGCTTTTACTGTGCCATTTTCTGTTTCTTGGTATAACTTCAATGGTAATTTACCTAATGTTTCACTCAAAACTCTTAGACAAGTAAAATATGTAATTTCTCCTTTTATATCTCCCGATATGTCTGGACTAATACCCAACATTCTCATTATTTCCAGTTCCTGCTCTGATAGTTCATTTTTATATTGCTTATTAAATTTATTTTTAAATTTATCTATTAATTTCAAATTCTCACCCCCTTACCAATTCATAATATTAAAGTAATCATCCATCATCTTGCTATAATCTAATAACGATTCATTTTTGAATGCTAACTTATAAGCATTTATAACCGAATCTATCGGATCTATACGTTCTTTGCTTGTATCTTTATCAATCTTAATTTCTCCATTGTTATTACTTACTGTTTTAGCATTAATAAATGACCATTTTAGCAAATCATTTTTTTTATTAAATAATACATTACCTGATTTAATCTCTAGTCTTAAATCTTCAGTTGGATCATTTAATTTACTATGTGATTGATATATTTCTACTGTATCATGCCCTAACTCATTTAAATCATATAAGAACATATCTGCATTTCGTTGGTCATATCCAATTTGCTGAACATGTAATTCATACTCTTCAATAAGTTCTTTTAAATAAGATAGTATGAAATTATAATCATTTCTTATACCACCATTTGTATTTGTAATAGTTAATAAACCTTCTTTTACCCACATATCATATGGAGCTTTATCTGATTTTATATGTTCATATAAACGCTTCTCAGGCATAAATGAATGAGAATGAATAAAATATTTTTTATCATCATTTTCTTTAAACACAAAAATAAGTGCTAAAGATGTTAAATCTCCACCACTACTTAAATCTAATCCTATATTACACTTTTGTCCTTTAAAGTCTTCTAAGGTTTTGTCTGTAAAACATTTCTTTAAATCTTCTCTTTCTATGTATTGATTTTCACTAAACTGTGTCCATATATTTAAAGCCTTAACCATAAAGTCTTTTAAATCATGACCACCTATATTTTTAGCTTTATCACCAACTTGTTCTAAGTTCTTCAAATCATCTTCATCACTACAAACCAAAGGATTTGCTTTAATCCAGTTTCTACTATCCCAAACATCATCCTCTTTATCCATTTGAGCTATGTAAATAAACTGTGAATCATTCGTATAAAGTCCTTGAAGTACATCACAACAATATTCATATAACTCATGACAATATGAATTAGTGTTAAATCCGGCTGTAGTTATCGCACTAATTAAACATTGCTTTAATTTTCTAGTACCACCCTCAAGTTGCTTGATCATTTGATTATCTTTGTGAGCATGTAGTTCGTCCACTATTCCAACATAAGGTCTAAAACCATCAATTGATTTAGTATCTTTTCCTAGTGCTTTTATGACTGAATTTGTTAACTTACATTCAATCTTTCCTTCATACTCTTTTATTTTAAATAGCTTAGATAAATCTTCATCCGCATTTATAAATTTAATCATTTCTTTCAAGACAATCTTAGCTTGATCCATTTTTGTAGCTGTGCAGTAAATTTGCCCATACTTGTAACTATCGAAATTACCAAAGTATGTTCCTATAATTCCGTTTAAAAAAGATTTTCCATTTTGTCGTCCCAGCTGAACATAACTATTTCTAAATCTCCTAAATTTTCCTTTTTTGCTTACCCAACCATTCAGTGATCCAAGTATAAATACTTGAAATCCATGTAATTTTACTCTAATTTCTTCATCACCTTCAGCAATTATCAGCGATTCTGCATAATCTAAAATATCATTTGCTTTATCTACATCAAAGTAATATTCAAAGCCTTCTGTTTTAGATTTTTCTAAATCATCTAAATGTCTTTTACATGCTAATTTTACATATAAACCAGTAACAACCTTATCCTCTAATACATCTAAAGCATATTGTGTTACTCTATCATTTAACAAATTTACTAAACCTATTTTCTTTCTTAGTTTCAACTTCGACTGGTTCTAACAAGTCATGTAAAACACTTAGTAAATTAGTAAATGCTTTTAAATTCTCTCTTAATTCTTTTTGAGCTGGATTAACTTTAAGTGAACCTGTACAATTTTTACTGAAAGCACCTTCTTGTTCTAAGCATTGCTTGCTGCTCTTTATAAGTTCTATTAAATCTAAACAGTTATTAAAAATATACTCTTGTTCTTTAGTTTTAAGTTTATCTTTATAGTAGTCTTTAAAATGCTTCAAATTTATATTTTTACTTTTGAATTTTATTTCTATCTTATCTTCAATCAAATCATCTCTATTTCCATTTTTTAAATCTCTTTCTCCACGCCTGTATTGCTTATAGTATTCATTTGAACTAGGCATTATATCACATCCTTTTAATTGTTCAACTTTTTACTTTCAAAAATCATTTTTTTCATAGGAATACACCACCTCTGGCTGTTCGTTCCTCCTTCAAAAACTTTTTGACTACCCCCTACCCTCAATCAATTCAAATAATTTCTCTTCTATTAACTTCTTTTTGCTATTATCTTTCATATCATTATGTATTTTGTTATGACATTTGTGACATAAGCAAATTAGATTATCTTTATCTAATGCTTTACTTCTATCTTTATCTAATGGAATAATATGATGGACAATATCACTTGACTTGACTATATTTTTATCTAGACAGACCTGACATAATCCAAAGTCTTTTGACTTGACTATATTAGAAATAGTTCTCCATTCTTTAGAATCATAAAACTTTTGTTTCTTCTTATCTCTTTTATATTTATTATATTTCCTATAGTTTTTCTTCTTGATCTCTTTATAGCTATCTTCACACTCTTTACAATATCTGTGACCTATATCTATTATCTTTTCACATTTAGCACATAATTTTTTTATTGCCATTCTTTATCACCTTTTTAATATATTTCTACTAAGAAATTAATTACTATAATAGACACACAAAAGAAATTTACCTACTTGAATATTGATTCATATATACGTTTTATTTTTTCTATTGGTGTATATTTGTTATCATACTCATCACTATCAGATACTTTAACATCAAAGTGTCTCTTTATTTTTCTATCAAAGTCTTCTATACAAAATTTATTCTTATCTTTAAAATCTCTTTCTTCATAATACATATATATATTATCGATCTCATTTACAATATAAACAGTATTATTTTCATAATTATCAACTTTTGCTACATCAAGAAATTTATAAATATAATCTTTAGTTAAAATATACATTTCTCCATTGATATAATTAAACTTATCGTACATTTTATTCATATCACCATATAATTTTAATTTGGCTGATGATAGCTTTCCATTATTCCAAAGGCACTTATTATAATCATTGAAATCCATTTCAAGTTCAGCATATTTAAAATTATATATATTACTAACTTTACCATTTTTATTTTTAAAACAGATTGCTTCTATATCACTTATCTTTCTAACTTTTCTTAGTACAACATACTCATTCATCCCTTATTCCTCCTCATATTTATATTGTTCTTTTAGGTATTTGTCTAGATTTATACTTACAAATATTTGTTTGTTTACTATTTCGTATAGTGAAGCCAATTCATTACAATCTTCTATAAACTCTTCTATCTCTTGTCCTAACAGTTCATCTATTGCTTCTTTTCTGTCTTGACACTCTTGAACCTTTATTTGTAATTCATTTTGTTTTTCAACTATCCTTTTACGTTCTTGTTCTAAAATCTTAATAGTCTCTTTAGTTAGTAACACCTTCATTCACCTTCTTTCTAATTTTAAATCTAGCGCTTTTTAATGTACCTAAAAAAGAATCTGTTTGTATAGAGATACTTTAATAACAAATAAACAATAAAATTGGAGGAGTTATTTTTATTTGTAGTTTAGGTACATTAAAAATAACTAGATCTGAAATATCTAGTTATTTTTATAAAATTAGGAGTAATCTATGGCACATCTAGAAGACGTACACCAATATAACCGATTTACCAGATCGGCTATACTATAATATATACACTTTAAGATATAAAAATAATAATTAGTATCATATATGAAACATTATTAGCCTTTTATTTTAGCCTATAAGGACTTCTATTTTCTTCGGCTATTACTTATACCTTTAAATTCTTAGAATCGTCCTCATTGCCTCACTTATATTATGTCTTTTAGCTGAAAATAACTAGTTTTCTTTGCATAATGTTTATGCACATCAAACTTGGTATTAATATACATACTGTTCTTTATCATGTTCAATTGTTTAACTGTTGCTCCTTCTTTCTTCCAACTCGATTTCTTATTTGCAAAACTAGTTCCATATTCTAACACTAGACTATCCGTATACCCTACCAGTTCCATTAAGTTATCATTTTCGCATACTAACTCCAAATTATGATTATAGTTTTTATTCTTAGTCAACTTGTACAATGCAAACTCATTATTATTCTTAACTATGTAATAATCTATATCAATATCTGCACTTATTATTGCTATATCCTTATTATTAATTTTATTAAAATAATAATCTAAATTACTAACTTGTAATATATTCTTAATATCCATATTGAATAAGTTTATTTCTTCTTCTAATATTTTTAACTCTTGCTCAATTCTAATTCTTTCTTGTTCTTCTTGTATTTCCTTTTGCTTTTTCTCATACTTTCGTTTCTCTTCCATTTCTGAAACTGTTAATCCATCATCCAAATCAAATACATTCTTACAACTCAATAAGTTATGTTTACTGTAATTATCGACTATATCAAGTATTAAGCAAGATTCTTTTCCTTCATATAATCTTAAACCTCTACCGACACATTGATGAAATAATATCTTACTCTTAGTAGGTCTTGCAAGTATCAGGCAATCTATTTGAGGAATATCAACTCCTGTTGTCATTGTTGATACATTTACTAAAACTTTAATATCACCATTTTCAAAATCATTTAATATACTTGCTCTCTCTTTAGTATCTAATGCACTTGTTACGCTCTTAGCCTTAACTCCATTCTTACAGAATGCATCAGCTAATGAGTTGCTATGTTCAATACTATTTGCAAATACTAAAGTTTTATTTCTATCTTTACACTTGTCTAAATAAGTTTTTATTATAAGTTCATCTCTATTCTTAACATTTATGTACTTCTCTAAGTCAGCACTTACAAATTCTCCTCCTACAGTTTTTACTCTACTTATATCTATATCAGTATATATTCTAAAGCATTTTGGTGACACCAGATAACCTTCTTCTATTAACGCAAGTGTATCTTTTTCATATACAAATCCATCAAATACCAATTTTAAATCTTTAATATTAAATGGAGTACCCGAGAAACCTAGAATTTTATCTGCTTCAACATGTTCTAATATCTTTTTTAATTGTTTAGTACCCCTATGTACTTCATCAATTATTACTAAATCAAACTTATTATCAGATATGGATGATACACGTCTAAAAGATCTATACGATAAAGTTTGCCTTGTGCAAATAGTTATTCTCTTATCTGTTTCGTTAACATCTGACTGAATTATTCCTATTTCATCTTCAATAGATGAACCGCAAATTTGTATTATCTTTTGTTTTGCTTGATCTCGTAATTCCTTTTGGTCGACTAGTATTAATACTTTACCCTTAGTTAACTTTATTAAATGTGAAAATATAACAGTCTTTCCTCCACCTGTTGCTATATTTACTATTTTTTTACTTCCCTTTTCTAACTCATTTATTGCATTTATGCACTCTTCCTGATATCCTCTTAATTTCATTTTTCACTCCTCCTAATTTTTAAAATAAAAAGAGACTACTTAGCGTAATCTCTCTAGCTTTCTAATATTATAAGATTTATCACTTATTTTTTTTGATGTTCTATTATGCATCTTATACCCTGCCTTTTCACACAACATAATTACATCATCAGTCTTTAATCTATTTGATACTTTTATATTTAGTTTGTTCATTAAAAAATTTTTAATAGTAGCATATTTCATATATCCGATATCATTATTGGTCATAACTACAAATCCTTTAACTAAATTTTCTTCTATTAAACTTCTTAATTCATCAATTATCTTATCATCAACTTTTAATTCTAATTTCTTACTATTTGTTTTTTTTATTTGCTTAGTATGCTTTTTTAACTCCGAAATATTTTCAATTTTCATAATTTTATAACAGTATAGTTTTTTATTTTCTACTGTAATAGTTATTTTATTACTTATGTAATATCCACATTCATTCATGTACTTTTTAAAATTAATGTAGTTCATATTACTATTAAAAATTTTATTATAAATTTCACTTATTTCATCCTTAGAATACAATTCTGATTTATCATTCTGAACTGATAAAACTCTACTTTCTAACTTATCACCAAGTATGTTTTTATCTACCCATTTTTTAAACGTAGACATTTTCAACTCGTTTTCTGATTTACTAAAATTATAAATACTTTTATTAGAATTTGAATAAAAATTATATATTCTTTGTAGTTCTTCAACCACTTCAATAAAATAATTATCTATATAATACTTACTATAAATATCTTTAGTAATACTTTTTGTAATATGCTTGTAATGAATACAGTCTAAACTATGTATGCCATCTAATAATATTGTTTCAACTTTAGAATTACAATTATTTAAACTATTTATTAACTCTATATAGCTACTCTTTAATGTATTTTTAGTCAATATACATTCTAATATATTTAATATATCACCATTATAAACATACCCCCAACTTTTCTTAAAACAATTTCTATTATTATGTAAATAATCTAATATTCTTGATGCTATAAACTTATCAAAATTGAATATTCTATTTTTTTCTACTCCATCAATATAGTCCTCAATATATTCAATTTGTCTTTCAGTTAATATTTTGTTCTTATTTTGTATTATGAAATTATAAATACCATCTTCCTTTTTTTCAATATCTTTTACCTCAATTATTTCATCTATTTTATCTAGCTCTTTATCATAAGATTCTTCTTCAGTTAACCCCATAAAATCATAACCTATTTCATCACTATCTTTTTTAACTGGTTTATCTAAATAAATATAACTAAAATATTTTAATTCTTGACTATTTTTATTTTTATAAGTACACCAAATAGGATTTTTTCCGTAATATGCTAAATCCCTAGCATCATTCTTTACAGCTGAAATCAAATAATTACAAATATCTTTACTTAAATTTTCATCTCTTAAAACATTTTTAAAATCTTCTACTGAATTAATTTCTATATCAAATATTTCCCTTATCCTATTATTAAATTTACCCTCGACTAGATCACATAATAATTCTATCCCTTTTAATACTCCTTCGGCCATATATCCTTCAAAATCATTTTTGCATATTTCATTTTTAAACTCGTTAAAGTATACTTTTTGACATGTTCTGAAATAAGTATCCCATGCAGATTCTTTTTTCTTCACTATCTTATATCTTAGATATGCACCAAAAACTACTCTCTTGTCCTGATACTCTCCTAGTGAATGTTCTTTATCATTTATTTTTTTAAATTCAAATGTCATTCTTACCATTGAATCAATAATGCCTTCATTTTTGACAAGTCTATTGTCATTGATAGTAATAGTTCTATAAGTAGTTTCTTCTTTTGTTCTCCTCGTTTTATTTTCTATTTGTACAATTTTTTTATTTCCTAGTCCATCTATATAACTATCTCTTAATCTATCTAGTTTACATAAATACTCAATATCTATTATCCCCAAATCAACACCACCTTTAAAAATGTAAAAAAGGACTAATAAATACTAGTCCCACTCACTTTCATAATAACCATTATACTCATCGAATTTTCTATATTCGTTATCTATACCATAAAAAATACCATCATTAGAATACAAGATATCTTCTTCTATATAATTTTTCATATCATCTAGTGACTCTATGTACTTATTGTATAAGTAATCTATATCTGAACTTTCTAATAGTAATTTATTGTCTATACTCACTTCTTTTTCCAATGACTTATAAGTTCCATAATTATCTTCTAAATACTTAACTCTCCACATTAATACATCTGTAATATTATCAATTAACTCTATGTAATCATCTATATAAGAATCAATATCGACATCTTGAGTTAACTTATACAACAAATAAATACTTTGACTTCCTATTGTTCCTTCGAGAGAATCTAAAGCTATTTGACAAGCTGTTTTATCATTCATTAGCTCTATTAGCTTTTCTGCTTTCTCGTATTCACTTTCATTTTCTAATATTTCTTTTACTATTCTTATAAAATTATCCATCTATATTTTACCTCTTAATTTCTTTAATATTTTTTCAAAATGAATTGTTATATACTTGTTATCAATTTTGTTTGTTCTATTAAAATTACATATTGCTTTCATATGTACCTGATCCATATCTGTGATTATTTCAATTAACTTATCAGCTACAACATTATCTTTATTTATCAACTTAACCAAATAAAAAAAGGACTCTTGAATTGAGTCCCTATCTAATATTTCTTTAATTTTTCGTTCAAATAAATCATCTTTCTTTAGCTGATAACCAACTTGATTTCTATTTCTACTATCTTTATATTCATAACTATTAACATACTTTTTTATTTCATAACTATTTAAAATTTCAAGTAATCTTTTACCTATCATCCTTTTGAACTGTTTCTTTTGCTCTTTACTATAATTTAAGTCATCTACTGAAAATACTTCATCAATCAACATCATATTATTTTCTATAGCCTGGCTAGTTATTTTTACAAATTCCTTTTGCTTATCAGTGAGTAAAAAACTTAGTGTACTAAGCAAATTATAAATATTTCTAGCATTATTTATCTTTACTATATCATCATTGAATTTATCTTTATTATCACTAATTAAGTATAAGTATTCTTCTACACTTATATCCTCAGCCTCTTCTGTCCTGCTACTACTAAATTTTATAGTTCTATCTAAACTTTTAAAGTCAGTTATATTATACTCATATGAGTTATTTACTTTATTTCTTCTAATATAACTACTTATTTCATTTGTACTTCTTGTAGCCTCTTGTGTACACTTAATAAGTAAAAAACTAACAAATCTATCTATATTCTCATAAGTAAACAATTTCTTAAAGTTGCTTATGTTATTTTCTATTTTAAACTTGAATTCACGTTGTATTTCTTCATCTAATTCACCTGTATAGTACATTTTTAAAATGTCATACACATGGATTCTAACTAATGATGCAATATCTTCTAAAAATGAAGAATCATTAGTTATATCTACTTCAAATTTTTTGGCATATATCTTTACTAACTTTGGGAACAACGTATCTAATTGGCTATCTAAAGTCTTAGTATACTTTAAGTTTAAATAGCTCCCTTCATATGTACTGTAGCTCAATTTATTGTCCCAGTACATATTCTTATTTAACTTTTCTTCAAAACTATTCTTAATTATATATTCATATATTTTGTCTAAACTATCCATTTCTTGTATATCCCTTAATTCCATAAATTTACTCCTCCTAAAATTTAAAATTTGTTGCAATTGTAATATTTTTATATTAATATTATAATGTAGTATTTTAAATATTTTTATATCAAACAAAAAATTATACTAACTTCTTTAATTTTAAATATTGATTGAAGGTTAAAACATAGACATCTGATGCTATTTTAGTATGATCCTTTGCTAATTTCCCTTTTGAATAATCAACTGAAGATCCTAATATTATTGGTCTGCTATATTCTAATCCTAAACATTCAGTTCCTACTAAATAGGTAAATTTCTTACCTATCTGATTTTCTTCACATATTTCATTTAATTTTTCTAAATTAACGTTTAATTTATCAGCCAAATCAACTGTTGTTGTATATCTGTAATATTCGTAACCTTCTATTTTCACATTCTTATCAGCTATATGTTCAACTGTTTTCATCCCTGTAAAAGCTCTTTTTCTATCTCTAAATCCATTATTATACATTCTCAATTCCTCCTAAATTTAAACATAAAAATAACACCTTACTGGTGTTTATTTCTGTACTCTCCAAAGTATTTAATTTCTGCTTCTCTTCTAGCTTTAATTGCATCTTCTATAAACTCGAAACTTCCTAGCCATATATCTTTTTTATTTAATTTTATTCTAGCAGCCCACTTTTTACTAGCTTTGTGAAAACTTACTCCTACAACTCCACTTTTATTTCTTTTACTAATACTTACATTCATATTATTTTGTTGATAAGTACATATTCTAAGATTTTTTCTGCGATTATCTAAAGAATTATGGTTAATGTGATCGACAAGTTTATCTTCTGGACATGACATAATGAATCTATGCAATTTACCAACTTCTTTATTTTTTATATACCTACCTTCTAATCCCCATTTATATTTTTTTACTTTATCAACATCATCTAAATCTATATATGTACTAGCAATTTTATCTCCTAATCTATTATAGATTAGCATCTCAGCATAATTGTTATGAAGTATTATTTCATTCAAATCAAAAACAGTTCTGGAATTATGATCTAATACTGTATTATGCTTAATCCATTGCTGATAATGCTTTCTACACATACCTTTTGTTAACTTATCTTGATATCTACCACAGACAACACACTCCATATTACACCATCCTATTCTTCTATTAAATCTAACCAGGCACTTAAACTGGCATCACCATCTATATTTGCACACTCTCTTCCAAATAGTTGTTGAAATTTTTGTAGTAGCTTATCAATATCTTTTTCAAATAATTTTCTAGCAATTTCTGTATTTTCAATGTCTTTTTTAGTTAATTTTTCTACAAGGTAGTAATATTCATCTTTTTTTCCATTTTTATATGCTTTAATTGCTCTTTCTTCCATTTATATCTCCTCCATAACTTTTTCTATTTCAATATCAATCAGACTTCTTATAGTCTTTATTTCCTTCAATGTAAAACTACTTTCTTTAATCTTTCTGTAATATGTACTCCTACTTAAATTTAAAAGATTCATTAGATCCTCATTCGTAAAACTACTTTCTTTAATCTTCAATTTCAAGTAATTCATTATTAGTTTCTCTCCCTTCGAAATATGGATTTCTAATTTCTTCACTATTAAAAATGTACTTTGAACTATTATCAAATGTAAACAATTTTACCCTATGCGAATGGCACAAATTTAAATACTCACATAGTCCCATTAAATTATCTGTTGCTGGTAATGATGCAATAGAAGTTGGTTTATAATTTGCTAACATTTCTTTAACCTTTTTTCTGTCTTCACATACACTAAGTTGTAGTATTTCTTGTAACCTCTTCTCATCGCATATTTTCATAGCCTTCATTATTTCTTCTTTGCTCATATCTTCAATTAACTCAAACATAAAACTTATATTCATTTCTTACTCCTCCTAATTTTTTTATTTTGAACATAAAAATAACACCTCATTTCTGAAGTGTTATCTTACTTATTTACCCTATATAATATAATTAAAGATTACACATAAATAATAGGTCATTTTTATTCATATTACTTTTTATAGACATGCACAAATAATCTAAATCATCAATTTTAGCATCCACTAAGTAATCTTTATTAGCTATCCTATACCAAACTTCATTTATTATTTCTTCTTTTGTTAACTCTTTGATATTTAACTGACGTGGTTCAAAATATCTTTTACTCAATTTCATATGTTTGAATAATAGTCTTTTTTTAACTTCTACACCATGATAACTATAATATTTATTTTTTAAATCATCATACTCTTTTTTGCTATAATTGTATATAAATACCCTATCATCATTCCATTCACCTTCACAATCAATTTCCTCATATGTAGCAACATTATTTATATACTCACTTGTTTCGAGTTCTTCATATTCAATTTTTGTATACTGATCTTCCTCATCATAGTAAATACTATTCCCACTGTAACTATAATACATAATATCCCCTCTCAATCTAATTTTCTTCAAATATAGTCCCAACCACATCTGGAATTATAACCATAGACTCAACTTTATTTTCAGCAATGCCATTTAATATATCATTTAAACTACGTCTTTTTCTTGACTCAGTGTGTACTTTTGATTTAGGTATATCAATTTTATCATAATCAAACCAGTCAAGTTCTGAATCACTATAATCTTTAGTATAGCACTCGCATTCTCTTACATTCTCATTCATTTTTATATTTTCATCTATGTTATCTTTTACAAATTTAAATATTGAATTTATTTTATGAGCATTAGTCCCACAATTATCACAAATACTATACAGTGAATTTCTATCATCATAAATAGTTTGATATATAATATCATCCGTATATTTTTTATTAATTGATTTTATCTTATTATATGCTCTATCAAACAGAGCTTTATTTGGAGTTTCATTCATAATGTCTTTAAATAAAGCAAATATATCTTTATTCGATTCACTAGTTTTCACTTCTATTATTTCTTCAACAACTTCTGAAGTTTCAACACTATCCTCTATTTTATCTTTATAAATGTATTTATCCAAATAGTTATATTTGCACTTTTTCAAGTATTTAATATCTGCCAGATCCATTTTATTTGTATGAGTATTGTTATAAGTATCAATTTGACTATATATAAATTGCATATACTCATTGTTTTGTACATCATGTTTTCCAGTATTTAAAAAATATCCTAATGTTGATTTTCCTAAGTTTTCTTTATTCTCTTTATAAAAATAAAATGCTGCTATTTTCTTAATAAATCCCTTTTCAATGAGTTTATTTTTAATTCTATTTATATATCTTATCTCGTTTTCTAAATTATCATTTAATTCTTCATCTGTATAATACTCTTTAACTAATGTTTCAAGTGCAGGATATATATAATTCTTATTTTCTTTAAAATTTAAATGAGATGACATAATGCAATATAATTTAAGTTCTGCATCATTTAAACCATTTAGCATATCTAATACAAATTCTATATTTTCATATATTTCAAATGTTTCATCTTTAATAATTTCAATACTACAATAATTATTTATATCTCCATATATCTTTATTCTATTTTTACTTTCTAAACTTATTAGATGCTTCTTAATTGTTTTAACATGCATGTCTATAAGACCTCTCAAAACATGTGTATTTGTTAATACTACATAATTATTAACATTGCTCAAACATTGTAAATACAATAACGTTCTTATTTCCCCACCATTCAAATTTTTATAATCCTTACCAATTCTAATAGAGTTACCGTTCAACATTTTTTTTAAATTCAACATCAACACCCCTTCTAACTATTTTTATTATTCCATTTGAACATCGCTTCTTCAAATTTACTATCTTTAAAGAAAACAAACATTATATTCTTAGTTCTTTTATGTATATCTATTTTTACTATTTTGCATCCAAATTGTATAAATTTATCGGCTTGAATTGGATTATATAATACAAATGTATTGTTATTTAATTTACTCATATTGTACCCCCTTACAATTATATTGTTGATATATTAGACAAAAATAGAAGTTTTGGAACACTACCTACATACCCCTTACATAATTATTATACAAGTTAAAATAGTAGTTTTTTCACCTTTCACTATATATTGTTGAAATATTAGACAAAAAGGATAGTTTTTATACGACACGTTGTTTTTCACATGATTTACATTAGGATTGATGTCCTTACTTTCCTTTTTTATCAAACCTTTGAATTAATTTAATATCTCTGCTAAATACCCCTTACATAATTATTATACGAATTAAAATAGTAGTTTTTAGGTATTAAGAAGGTAGAAATTCCACTTAAAAATGATGTATAAATTAGTACGTATTTACGTCTAATTTTCTTTATATTTAATACCCCTTACATAATTATTATACAAGTTAAAATCCCAGTTTTTATAGATTTTGTAATGTTTTTTCAAATTCTTTTACTTTCTTCTACATGCTTTACTTGCATTGATTACAATTTGATCTATATCCTTTCCTACCATTCGTAAATTTCTAGCATATAAACCGACATATTTATTTTTACTATTTGATGAATTTATTTTTCCATATTTAGGAAAAAAAGTTTCTATTTTTACTGTTTGATGAATTTATTTTTCCATATTTAGGAAAAAAAGTTTCTATTTTTACTGTTTGATGAATTTATTTTTCCGTATTTAGGAAAAAAAGTACATCCTAACTAGAAAAACTAAAATATTTAACTAGAAAAACTAAAGCGAGATTAGGTTCACAACTCAACAAAACCCGTTGAGATTGCTTCACCTTTCATTTCAGGATAAAAACCATCCTTCAATGAGGACAATTTTGATTTCCACTCACATACCTATTTTTAACAAAACCAATTTAATTACTGTTCAAACAAATACCCCTTACAATTATATTGTTGAAATATTAGACAAAAATTCCTGTTTTACTTGCATTGACATACTTTACATTTAGTTTTGTATCCATACTTACCCTTACTTTTAGCAAAAGATATAGCAGAATGGATTGACTACGCCTTTAAAGATAAATCTAAAGATCCTAGAAATGTAAATATGATGTTACAGAATGTGGATGATGAAAAGCTGAATGTAACAATATTACATGGCGGTCAAAATAGTATCGCATAAAATGACTACTGGAAATCTTTTAATTACACATAAATCATATGTAACTAGAGCCACTATTAGAAATAGATTCATTGAGTTAATCTAAAATAAGGAACTTTAATTCAAATTAATGAAACCATTTTGTAATTGGAGAATAATTGAATATTTTGTATAATATAATCAAGTTTGCAATTGTTATATAATGCAAAATAATATACATCAAACAATAAATTTAGAAGGGGAAACAAATATGAAAGATAAATTAAATATGGGAAGTTTGGCAATAATTCTAGGAGGGCTTGTTCTATCTTTAGAATTATATGGGCTTAAATTTGTGCAAATGATTGAATTAACTGCAACAGGAAGTTGTTTTACAAACTCATTAGATTATATAAATACAGAGTTAGGATTTGCTATAATACTACCTATTTTAGTGATTGGATATGGGATTTTTGTAATTATAAAACATAAAAATGAAAAATAAAATATATATTATAATTTAAAATATTAATATATTGCGAATTAGAAAAATAATATATAAGTAACAAAAGTGAAGGTATAAAGTGGTCACCATTTCATGGACTAATTTAATAATATATATTCTTATCTGAATTCTATTTGGATATTTAGGAATTAAATTAATAAGATATATATTTAAGCTAAAGTAAATAATTGTTATAAATTATGAATTATGTGTAAGAAGGAGATGATAAAAATAGAAGGTTTGGGAGCATCAATAATAGCTACACTTTTGTCAGCATTAATTTTTAGTTTTTTATTACATACCTTAAACAGCAGGGTATGGGGAGTATTTATTCCAATGCAAAGAGATTTAGGTAATTTAAGTAATACAAATAGACGCATTTTAAGCTTTGCAGGTTATGTATTAGCAATCTTAATAACTACCTTCTTGAGAGTTAGTTTAGGCATTAGTGGTGTTGTATCTGGTTTGCTTTTAGGTTTTCTGGGGGCTTTAATAGATACCTGCTTTAGAGATAATATTATAGAAAATATCACGAAAGAAAATAAAGAATAATCTTAATATATTACGAACAATTTATAGTAAGTTATAGAAGTAACCACATCTTAGAATTTAATGTATTGAAAAGTCTAAGGTGTGGTTGTTTTTATGCCATATTTATCACGAAGATGACTAACATAGCCTAAAAATGAAATTAAAATATTGGAAACACTAGTTTTAAGAGGAGAGCAGAATTTTCTGCCGTCATCATATATTAATAGTCAAAATAAACAATACTTACTTTGAGAATAAAACAGGGGAAAGGGAACATATTTTTTAACAGAGAATGGGCTATACGAAGTGTTAATACAAAGCAGAAAGCCTATAGCAAAACAATTTAAGAAGGAAGTTAACTATATCTGTATTCACTTCTACATCATGTATTATATCCAACAATCTACTTCTTACTTCTTTCGCAACCTCTGAATCTCTTAATAACATTCCTATTCTTAACAATGCTCTTTTTGGAATTAATATTAATCCTCTAGGTGGTATTTGTAGGTTTTTAGTATTTTCAACGGTTTCAAGCATCTCTTTTATTTCTTTATTTTTATACAATCTTAATCCATCTTCAGTTAAAAAAGTTGCACTCGTATTATTTATACGAGTGATTATTTTTTCATCTTCATCAACTGTTTTTATCATTTGTCCAACTTTGTCACTGAAATACCCTATCCAGTTAGATACATCTTTTGATAAGTTAGTTAAAATTTAACCTAGGTTAGCATAATAAGAGTATATGTATTTAATCTATCCTCTTAGAAGTAACAGTGAGTTACTTTTAATGCTGATCTTAATTCGTTTTTCAACCGGCTGAATTTTCTGCCCGTTGTTTAAAATTTATTTAAAGGTTATTCATATTCAAATAAATTGATAACTAATTCAGTATTATTTTATTCATACATTATTTAAACTATATTAATATTTAAATAGTTATGCCACTAATGTATTTTTAATTATATAAAGATTATTCGTATCTGAATAAGGTATAAATAACACCTTAAAATTTATCTTTTATCTTGCGTATACGATCTGATATTTTATATGTTTTTTCTTCAAGTTCTACCTTGTTATTATATTTTATCTGATAACATCTATATATTTTTTCTGGATCACATTTTATTCCATTCACGCCTAGGTATTCTGTTACTTTTTCTATATCCCATTCCACTAAATCACTTTTTTCTTTTAAATACATGTAATATATAATTCCACTTACCCTTAAAGATGCTTTGTTAAAAATATATTCTTCATAGCTAAATCTTTTAGTAGCTTTCTCCAATTTACGATCTATAGCTTGTAATGTCATTGAGTTCAACCCATCATTAGGTGTTCCTATTTTATTTTTTATAAGGTATACTGATTTGTTATTAAATTTGTAATAATGCTTTAAAAAATAATTACAAACCTCCCCCGTACATTCCCTTATTATGGACTTCATATATTCATCAAATATAATTCTCCTGCCTTTTACATCTATATAAGACCTATCTTTCGGAATGTCTTTTTCTTTTAAATTCAGCATCACCTTATTGGGTATATTATTGAATAATCCATAAATTATAAATTTATCGTATGGGTTTTCTATTTTTTTACATATATTTTGTATTTCTTCCTTCGTATAGAAAGCATTTTTTCTATAACATATATTGTTAATATAAAGTCTCCAAATCGCTCTTACATTTATGTCTCCTAACATTTTATTTTCACTTTGCAACATAAATTTCCTCCTAATCACTTTTTTCTTAAATTAATACAATTAATTATTTTCAATGATTGTGTCAATCAAATTCATCCAACTTTGATTTACAATAGGTTTTATTATATTATGAGTATATTAAATAAATATTATCATTTATTTTGTAGTCTAAATTATTACTATTTTCTAAATTGCATAATTAGAATTATTTGTACTATAATAATCGTAAAAGGAGGTGATAAAATGCCTATTAGAAAACGAGGAAAAGCTTGGGAGTATTATTTTGATATAGGTAAAGATGAAAATGGAAAAAGAAAACGTAAAAGCAAAGGTGGGTTTACTACAAAGAAAGAATGTGAAGAAGCCTTATTAGAAGCTCAAATACAATATAAAAATACTGGTAGAATTATAAATGATAAAAATCTTAGTATTGATCAGTATCTAAAATACTGGTATGACAATTATGTTTTATTAAATTGTAGATATAGAACACAAGTTGAATACAAAAGAATTATAGATACTAATATTATTCCATATTTAGGTGGCTATTATTTGAAAGACATATCTCCTGCTAAAGTTAAGGAATTTCTTGACCAACATTATTTAAGAGATATAAGTAAGAAAACCATGGAAGGAATTTTTAATGTCATAAAATATTCACTTGATATGGCTGTATTTCCATATGAGTTAATAAAAGAAAATCCATGTAAATATATTAAGCTTAAATATAAATTTAAACCACCTAAAACTAATAGAATAACAATAGATGATGCTAAAAATATATTAAACTACTTAAAGGAAAATTATAGATTTAGTTATTACATTCCTTTTTTAATAATGTACAACACAGGTGTTAGAAAGAGTGAATGCTTTGGTTTACAATGGGATGATATTGATATAGAAAATAAAGTTATGCATATCCATCATCAATCATTATATAAAGATGGTAAGATGTTATTAGTTGAGTGCAAAACGCCATCTTCAGTTGGCGATATATTACTGGGTGACACCTTAATTAATGAATTAATGTTATATAAGGAAATTATGATTGATAAAAATCCTAATAACTCATTTGTATGTCTTAATACAGAAATGTCGCCAATTACTAATTCAAACTTTGGATGGATTTGTAGAAAGATCTATAATACAATTAATATACGTGTATCAGCTCATAGTTTCAGATATTTACATGGCCAAGTATTACTAGAAAATAAAGCATCTATTAAGGCTATACAGGGTCGCTTAAGACATGCAAATGTAAAAACAACATTACAAACATATTTAAAATCTAGTAATAAACTAGAGGAAATAGCAGTTAATATTTGGGAAGATGTGCTATAATAAATACACCACCATAAAATTAATTATGGTGGCAATATGATGACAACTTCATATTAAATTGAATGCTGACGTAAAATTAGATATATATAACTAAGCTGTTTTCTCACTATTACTCTTATTTTCACTTCCATTGAAAACGTCTTTATCTAATTTTCCT